GGTTGCCATGCGCGCCAAGTCGAGCTACACACGCCAAAAATAAAAACCGATTCAATTCATGTCTGAAACCGAAACGATAAGCAGCGCAGAACTGTCAGCCTTGACCGGCTTGACCGACCGCCGGCACCGCCAAATTGCCGACCTTGGCTACATGGCCCCGCCGGATGGTGGACGCTGGCCGCGCGAAGAAACAATTGCCGGGTTGTTCAAATACTACCGCGAACACAAGCGCAAGGATTCAAGCAACCTTGAAAACGAAAAGATTCGCAAGACGAAAGCCGAGGCGGACTTGGTGATTGCAAAGGCGCGGGCAATGGAGCGGAAGCACGTCCCGGTTGACGCCGTGCTGCTGGTTTGGGAAAGGGTTATGCTGAATCTGCGGGCCAAGATTATGTCGAGCGGGCTGAATGAAAAAGACCGGCGCGGGATTTTGGACGAGCTGCAACCCGCGAACCTCGACGAATACTTTGCGGGCGTGGTAATTGATGACGTGGATGAAGGCAAGAGCGAAGAAAATGAATGACAATACATTTAGATTGGTTGACTGCCCGGCCAAATCAGAAATTGCCGAAAACAACCGATGCAGAATTTCCGGTGATTGCAAAATCATCAGGCTCGTTGCGACCGTCAACGGCGATCTGCGCTCGGTAGATTATTGCGTTGACCACGAACGCATGGAGTTAAGATACATTGGCATTTCAGAATGAAAACCCGCAAACGGATTGAGCGCGCACTCCGCCGGGCATTCGACTGCCTCGCGCCGCCGCCGGATGAAAACACAGCGCAATGGGCGGAGCGTTGCGTATGGCTTGGCAACGACGTGACGGCCATGCCGGGGAAATTCTCGCTTGCCGCCGCGCCATATCAGCGGGCGATGCACGAGGATTTTTCAGACCCGTCCGTTCAAGTCTGCGTTTATATGATGGCCTCGCGCCTTGGAAAAACCCAAAGCGTCCTGAATCTTTTCGGGCGGACGATTGATTTAGACCCGCGCAACATCCTCGTCGTGTATCCAACGGTTGACTCCGCCAAGCGGTTCTCCAAGCAGTTTCTGAATCCGATGGTGAAGGGCGTGGCGGCGCTTCGCAAAAAGGTGCGCGAACCTCGAACGAAAGGCGCGGCAAACACCATGCTTTCAAAGTCGTATCCCGGCGGGACGATTACGATGATTGGCTCACAGTCGCCGTCCGCCTTCCGCCAGATTCAAGCGCCGATCGTTTTCTGCGATGAAATTGACGCGATGGAAAACAACGAGGAGGGCGACCCGGTGACGCTGGCGTTCAAGCGCGCGGACAACTATCGCAACTCGATACAGGTATTGACCAGCACGCCGACGATCAAAGGCGCGAGCCGGATTGAAGATTGGTTTGAGAAATCAGACAAGCAACAATGGTTTTGTCCATGCCCGCGCTGCCAGCATTTTCAGACTTTGAAATGGTCGAGCGTAAAATGGACTTGGCAGGATGAAAAGGGCGCGGACGTTTCAAGGCCGGAATCAGCCGTGTATGTCTGCGAAAACTGCCGGGCCGAACTTTCGGATGCCGAGCGGCTTGAAATGGTAATGCGCGGCGAGTGGAGAGCAACGGCACCATTCACCGGAATTCGCGGAAGATTCTTGAACGGGATCGCGTCACCGTTCCCGGCCAAGAAAGGTTACGCAACCAAACTTCATCAAATGGTTGCCGAGTTTTTGGACGCGAAGCACGGCGGCGAATCGGAGCTGCAAACATGGATCAACACCTTCCTTTGCGAGACGTTTGAAGTGAAGGCAGAGCGCATTGACCATGCGCCGCTGTTCAACCGTTGCGAGCCATACGGCCCTGTGCTTCCGATGTCCGTCTTGTTTCTCACCGCATCTTGCGACGTTCAAGCAGACCGCATTGAGGTTGAAGTTGTGGGCCACGGGATGCAGGAAGAAACATGGGGCGTTGAAGTCCACAAGATTTACGGCAACCCGCAGCGGCCAGAGCTATGGGCCGAACTTGACCAATACCTGACCAAGGAATTCCCGCATTCAAACGGAAGCAAATTGCGAATCGCGCAAACTCTGATTGATTCTGGCGGGCAGGCCGGTGGGCAGTCGTTCGCCATGCCAGTCTATCGGTTTGTGCGTCCGCGCCAGATTCGGCGCGTGTTCGCGTGCAAAGGCTCGCCCGCGGCGGCGGCACCGCTGGTTGGCGAATCAAACTCCGCAAAAATGCACGGAGTCCGGCTGATACTTGTGGGAACCGACATTGCCAAGCGCACACTGTTTTCACGGATGCAAATTGAAACGCCAGGACCGCGATTCATGCACTTCCCGCAGGGGTTCGGATACACGGAAGAATTTTTCCGACAGTTGACCGCCGAGGAACTTCGCAAGGAATTTCGGCACGGATTCCCGCGCTATCACTGGCACAAAATCAGGGAGCGAAACGAGGCGATTGACTTGCGGGCATACAACTTGGCAAACGTCGAGCTTTTGAATCCAGATTATGCCGCGCTGAAAAGGCGGGTTGAAGAAACGATGGTCAAGCCTCCGCTGGAAAAGTTTTCTGGCGACACGACGCAAGCGGGGCCGGTGGCCGAAACAAAAGCGCCCCAAAAGTTCTTTCCGCCGCGCCGACGGATTGATTGGTAGCAATAATCATGTTGACTTGCCACCGTGTTTGAATAATAAGTTTTCCTAATGCCGCAGATTATTTGCATTAGGAACAAAGATTGAGCGCGACGCTGCCAACACCGCCGACGATTGAGCCTGCCCGTTTTCAGGCGGGCAACACTTTCACTTGGACGAAAGAACTTTCTGATTTTCCGGCACCGGACTGGATTTTGACATATCAACTGCGCGGGGCACAAACCATCAGCGTTACCGCGACGCAATCTGGAAGCACAACGGCGCATCTTGTGGAGGTTTCCGCCGCCACAACCGCCAATTGGACTGCTGGCACCTATTTGATGGCGGGCTATGTCTCCGCCCTTTCAAGCAGGTTTCAAATCTACTCCGGCAGCCTCGTAATTGAACCGGACATCGCCACCGCCGCCAGCGATTACGACGGGCGAACGATGGCGGCAAAGATTGTGGCGGCGCTCGAATCCGTCGCATTGAATCGCGCAAGCCGGGAGGAAATTTCCTACGTCAACGGCCTCGGCATTTCGGTTCAAAAAATGTCTCACCAAGAAATCATCGCGGCGCTTTCCTACTGGCGCGGGCGATTGGCCGACGAACAGGCGGCAGAGGCTTCGGCGCAAGGCCGCGCCACGGGCCGCAGAATTCTCACGCGATTTGTTGGCGAATGAAAAACACACTCATCAATCGCGCGCTGCGCAGGCTGGGATTTGGAAAAACTGGACGCCGCTCCTATGACGCCGGGCGCACGACGCGCACAACCGCCGACTGGAATCCGCCGACATCTACCGCCGACATTGAGGCGCAAAATTCAATTGTGCTTTTGCGCGCCCGCTCCCGCGATCACGAACGCAACAATGACTATGCTCGCCGCTTTTATGCCAGCATCGAAAACAACGTCCTGATGGATGACGTTGGATTTTCGCTGCAAATGAAAATCGTTGACCCGTCCGGCACGCCGGACGATTACGCCAATGGCCGGATTGAATCGGCTTGGCGCGAATGGAGCAAGCCGCGCAATTGCACCGTGACCGGAATGGACGGCCTGTTTGATGTTCTGAAACTGGCCTTGCGCGGAGCGGCGCGAGACGGAGGTGTTTTGATTGAAAAGATTCGGGACGGCGCAGCGAACGAATTCGCATTCACGCTGCGAATCATTGAGATTGACCATCTTGACATTCGCTATTCCGAAACGCTTCCGAATGGCAACCGCGTGTTTCTCGGCATTGAACGGAATCCGATTGGACGCCCGGTTGCCCTGTATCTCACCGAGAAGCACCCCGGCGACACATTCGCTGGCGCAATCAATGCCTTTACCACACGCCGCCGCGTTCCCGCAGAAAACATCATTCATTATTTTTTGCGCGAAAGGCCCACGCAATATGTCGGCATTCCTTGGCTCTGTTCGGCGATGACGCGGCTCAATCACCTGAAAGAATACGAGAAGGCCGAGCTTATTGCGGCGCGGCTGGCCGCTGAAAAAGGCGGATGGTTCAAAACGAAGGACGGGGAACAATACAAAGGCGACGGCTCCGATTCGTCCGGGAATCAAATCATGGACAGTGGGCCAGGCGAATTCGGAACGCTGCCTTCAAGTGTTGATGAATTCATTCAATACGACCC